CCTGTAGCGGTGATAGTACCGCCAGACTTAGTGTCGCTCCCCTCGCGGGGGGCGTGGATTGAAATTGACTAGCTGACATTACTTTCCTGCAGATACGGTAATAGAGATAATTTCAGTTCACCTTCCGTATGAACGGTTACATATTCTAACACCAAATTCCACAAATTATCATCGAATTCCATGATTATCCCCGTCGCCTCCAGCACCTTATAGAACTCATTCAACTCGCGCTTCCTAGCCTTCCGCTGCTCACGCTGCTCCGCAATCTCCTCAATATGCTCCTCGAGCACCCTGCTTTGAGCCAGGAACTCCGCATATCGAAAATCGAATTGTTTCTGTTCAACCAGTGCCCGCGCATAGTCATCCACTAACCTCCGCCTCATCGTGGATATTGCCTCCAGTTTCTTATTCGCGAAAGTTTCTTTCTCATCAAGTTCTCGCGTATCGACCAGCGTCGCAATGAGCGTCCTGATGTCAGTTAGAACCTGATCCTTATTCGCAATCACCCGATTCATTTCTTCAATAAACGCCGCCTTGATCTGATCTTCAGTCACGTGCGGCGTTTTGCATGGTTCACCGTTGTCGTATTTATGCTGACAGCGCCAGATCACCTTCCGATACTTGTCGTTGCTATGCCATACCTTCCTGCCGTAATAGCTGCCGCATTCACCGCAGATGATCTTGCTGGAAAAGCATCCGCTTCTACCCAAGTATCGAGCTTCACGGCGGCGCTTCAGTTCCTGCTGCACCTCATCGAACACCTCGGAAGAAACGATCGCCGGGTGGCTCTGCTCTACATAGTATTGGGGCAGTTCCCCTTCGTTACGTTTCATCTTCTTGGTCAGAAAGTCTACGCAGAAGGTCTTCTGTAAAAGCGCATCGCCTTTGTACTTTTCATTCGTCAGAATACTTTCTACCGTACCCGGCTGCCAGCGTGGTTTTCCTGCCGGAGATAAAATCTCCATCGTCTCTAGCCGCTTCGCGATACCGGATGGCATGAGGCCTTCCAAAAAAAGCGAGTAGATCAAGCGAACCGTTTTTGCCTGCTCCTCCACGATCTGCGGTAGCCCATCTGGCCCTTTTTCATACCCGAGGAACTGTTTGTATGGCAGGTATACCTTGCCCTCTTCACACTTCGCGCGCTTGCCCCAAGCAACGTTCTCGCTGATCGAGCGACTTTCCTCCTGCGCCAGAGAGCTCATAATCGTGATCAGCAGCTCTCCTTTGGAGTCCATGGTGTAGATGTTCTCCTTCTCGAAAAACACCTCTACGCCCTTCTCTTTGAGCTGGCGAACCGAAGTCAGTGTATCGACCGTGTTTCTGGCAAAACGGGAGATACTCTTCGTTATGATCAGATCGATCTTCCCAGCGAGTGCATCCATGATCATGCGGTTGAAACCGTCACGCTTCTTCGTATTCGTACCGCTGATGCCCTCATCCGTATAGACCTCAACCATCGTCCAATCCGGGTTAGCGGTGATCTGGCGGGTATAGTAGTCTACCTGTGCTTCAAAACTCGTAAACTGCTCGTCGCTATCGGTCGAAACCCGCGCATATGCCGCAACGCGTCGTTTCGCAAGCGGTCGAAGTTGGTTCTCTCCCTGCCCGACTGATGTTCGCTCAATTTTCGTTACCCGTTTCTGGATGACTTCCACAAATAAGTGCCTCCCTTATCGCCAGCGATTTTTCTTTCGCTACCTGTTTCATTTCGTCCGTCCAGCTTTCCGCGCGGGAACGGTCTTTCCATTGATACTCGTATCGTTGCCCATCAATGAAAACAATAGTTAACGTATTCGGTGCAGAAACCTTTATATGATCGATCCGCTTTGAAAAGGAGGTCGCATCAAAGCTCTCTGCCCCAAGTGTCTCTGAGACAGCACACAGCACTGTTTCTTCAGGGATCTGCTTCGCTGGGCAGGCGCTTTTGCCGTGCTCTACATAGGTAGCACATTGCCAGCATTTCTTCCCTTTCATCGTTTTTCGTTGAAAGTTCTTCCCGCAATGGCTGCATCTGATTTTGCCGGTGAAGGGATACCTCACGTTGAGCGGCTTTCCGGGTTTATATTTCTCGCTCGCGCACGCCAGCATTTCCTGCGCTCTTTTGAATGTATCCATATCGATGATCGCATCATGCGATTGCTCCACAAAGAAGGTCGGAAGCTTACCCCTGTTCCGTTTCTTGTTCTTCTTCAAGTAGTCAGAAATGTAGGTTTTTTGCAGGAGTGCGTTTCCAGTGTATTTTTCGTTTGTCAGAATTTCCCTCACATGCTTGGGGGTCCATGCTACTTGGGTCAGCGTCGTTTCCCCTCTCATATTGAGCTTTCGCGCAATCGAAACACTCGATTCGCCGGAAATGTAGAAACCGAAAATCTGGCGTACAATCCCGGCCTGCCTAGGTTCGATCGATATTTCTTTCCCGCGTATGATGTAGCCGTACATAGCGCGCAGTCCGACGATCTCACCCTGCTCCATTTTCTTTCGAATCCGCCACTTACAGTTCTCCGAAACCGACCGGCTCTCTTCCTGCGCAAAAGAAGAGAGGATGGTGAGCATCAGCTCGCCATCCCCTGAACTGCTGTGAATGTTCTCCCGCTCGAAAAACACATCCACGCCTTTTTGCTTCAGCTCTCTCAAAATATTCAGCGTATCGACTGTGTTTCGAGAGAATCGACTGAGCGATTTTGTGATCACCATGTCGATGAGCCCGATGTTACAATCCGCGATCAGCCGTTGGAACTCAGGACGATCGCTCTTTGTGCCCGTAATGCCTTCATCCGTGTAAACGCCCACGTACTGCCACTCAGGATTGCGTTGGATGTGCGATCTGTAATAACTGACTTGAGCAGCCAGCGATTCGATCATGGATTCCTTTTCGATCGATACCCTGGCATATGCCGCAACACGTTTTCTGGGCTGGATTGCAGGAACCGTCGGCTTTCTTGTGTGAATGATTCTTGCCATATGCCCCTCCTGTCGTGTCGCATATTACCTCTGTTTTCAAGGTTTATCAACGGTTGATTGACACATCAGGCTAGCAAATACGGGGTTGTGTTTCTCAATCATTTCGCGGTCGAACGCATCAAGCTCTTCTTGGGAGATCAGCCTTTTCGCAAGCATCGTTCTAGCCACCGCCATCACCGTCCTATAGCGCATCTCCTGCTCAAATTGCTCTTTGGTCATCCGTAACCTTTTCCGCGAATCGATCCCGAATATAGCAGGCGTGAGAACAGAATTTTCTGTGGTTCCTTTCATAGTCCTCGAAAATGCGACCGCACAAAACGCATTTCACTTTGACAGAAGAAACCAACCTCCCCATATCCCGATGCGTCTTCCACCAAGCTCTTCGGCACAAATCGGAGCAAAATAGTTTTCGTTTGCCAGTTGCATTCTGAACAAGCGCTGCCCCACATAGCTTGCAAGTCTCGTAATCATGATTCTGCTCTGCAGTTTCAGAAGGTTTGATCCCCATTCTTTGACAGATCGATTTTACAGTGTTTCTTGAAATGTGCAGCTCTTCCGAAATCCGTGTGTAGCTATACCCTGCTACCCGCAATTGTTGAATCTTGTATCGCTCTTCTCCCGTAAGATTAACCTCCTGAAATGATATGAGTTTTCGCGCTTTCAGATGATAGCCTGTGAAAACAGTTCTGAGTTGCAAGAATCAGAGAAACTTTTACTTCAGCACCGTCATCTTTCAAGCCAATGAAAAGGAGGCTCGCGTGAGCCTCCGTGTTGGGCAGTGTTTGATTTTCGTTCGCTATTCGGGCGATTCCCCTATTCGCATCGTAAGCCGCTCAATCGCGGCGACGTTGCCCCAGGTTTCATTGGATCAATGGAAACGATCGGCCGCTCCCATGCGAGGGTGTTCTAGTTATTCATCCTCTATTTGACTCCGCGTCGCGTAGGACGAGTTGCCCGCTAGGTTTCGTAGTAGGATGCTTCTTGTTGATTTATATTCCGCACCAATTAATCCAATTCGAAGCAGAAAACACCGAAAAGCGTATTTCTCATTTTCTACAATCCGCTCCTTTGCAGTGACACGTTTCTGAGTTTGTGCCATCTCGCAAATACCTTGCACCAGCTGAAAGTATGCATTGATCTCTGCTTGATCGTCAGTCGGCCGGAACCACCCAAACTCGATTCTATCAGGGTGTTCTATAATCGGTAGGTCGTTCGTGTCGAGCGCTTTTCTGAGCAGGGTTGCCTTGCTCGCGACAAGCCGCCTTAAATTCTCCATGGCGGTGGGCGTCATGCCCTCTTTGGGAAACTCGATTGCAAGGCGAGCGGATTCGGCAGAGCGAGGTGTTCCTTCTTGCTGCGGTTCAGGCTTAGCCGTGCTGGGTTCTGAGGGCTTTGACGTTTCACCTACCCGTTCGCCGATGAAGCCATCGTGCGCCAATTCACGGATCAACATCTCGATCTGCCCCTCGTCTGTGCCATCCGGACAAGTTACCGTGCCGTTCTTATCTACCGTGTAAGCCCCTACCTGGAAAGCGAAGCTCGGCGCGCCAAGGTATCGCGTCGTGTCCTGCAGCACGTCGCGCATGACCGCGACCAGTGCCTTCCGTCTATCCCCTGTTACGTTGTACTTGATCTGCATTGTGAATACCTTCCTTTCATTTGGTAGTCACATATATTGATCAAGCGGGTACGGATATCAAGCAATATCTGTAGAGTTGGAGCCATTTGCCAAAATATGCCTTTATGAAGAACTGAACAGTTTCTTCGCCCAAACCTATATCACGTTCTCCTACCCGCGGTTAACAATCGCTCCATGACATCATCCTGTGGAGTTGTTCCCGAGTAATCCGAATCGCAGTTTTCTTTTACGATCTGTAAGATCTCGTACCAGAGCCGGTTCGTCTGCATCATATAACTCTGGCTCATTGCCACGTATGGAGATTGGATCGCGCTGCCAGTCGTTGGATGTTTTGCAAGGAAGCCAAATTCTGTAACCGCTTCCTCGCATTGAATCCATCGCGCTGCGCTCATGGCATAGCGCTCTAAAAGTTGCGGAAAGACGACTTTTGCAACGCCTTGCTGGTCAAGCCACAACCATGTGTTTGTAAATATCTCCGCTGCTTCAATGTTACGACCGCTCTTCTGGCGCGCAGAAAGTAATCCGCGCGGCTGTGGCTGATCAAAGTTGCTTTGCCCTGTTATGTTCGGGAAATTGACGACCGTCAATTTGCGCCTGCCGGGATTGCCATCCAGCAACTTCTCAGTTAGTGCTTTTCGCGGTCTTCCCCCTTGCCCTTGTCTAGGGCCCCGTCTTCCCATTTCTTATTCCTCCTCCCATAAACTTATGGGGCTATTCCCCTCAAAACTTTCGCGAATGTTTGCACGTGACCCCGCCACGTTGTCCACAAATTAAAGCTCCAGAGATTAACAGCCCCCCACCGGTCTGATATTTTTAACTTAATGACTATTTTTCACCCCACAGGTTAATCATATGATTAACCATTATAATTATATGTCTTTCTGTTCGTCCTG